CAAGTACAAAAGCTGGAACACTCGACCTGAAAGTGGATAGTAAGGGTCTAGGAGTTACGGCGCGAATGGCAAATACTACTCAGGCAAGTGACATGCATGAGCTCGTCAGAACGGGCGAGTTAGATAAAATGTCCTTTGCCTTCTTGGTAGATTCTGATGATTATAACTATAAGACCAAGACGCGGACAATCTTTAAGTTTGCTACAATCTTCGATGTCTCTATCGTGGACTTTCCCGCCTATGAAGAAACTAGCGTCACATCCAGAAAGCAATTTAATGCCAAGATGGAAGTTAGGCGCAAGGAAGCACGGCAAGAAAAGGAAAAGAAATCTCAGCAGAAGCAGGCTGAAGAATCTAAACTCCGGGAAGCGGAAGCTCGTGCACTCGAGCTAAAAGAGCAAGAGATTCGCGGTAATCATGCCAAAGAAGAACAACGTAAAAAACTTATCTTAAGGACATTCCTCTAATCGGGAGTGTCTATTTTATTTCAAAAACGAAGGGATGATTAATTTGTACAAACGTTTAAACGAGATCAATGGACGCAAAGCTGAAATTCGTAGCCAAATTGAAACAGACAACGACATGGAAGATGCCGCAATTGCACTGATATCTACAGAGTTGGAAAATCTATCTCTCGAAGAACGCAAGATCATGGGCAAGATCGAATTACTTGGCAAGGCTCAATCGGGCCAAATTCCACTCAACCCTGTTCAAGAACGTTCTGCCGGTGGCTTAACTTCTGCTGAGGCGCAAATGTACGAGGCTCGATCAACCAAAGAGTACCGTAATGCCTTTTATAACATGCTTAAGTTCGGCAAAGGCGAATTAAGTATTGAAGAGCGTGCTGCCCTCCAAACTGGTAATGCTATCGGCAATGGCAGGAATATCCAAGAGCTTCGGTTCACCTCTGATGGTTCCAGCGCTGGCGCAGCTATCCCACAAATCACACTTGATATCGTTATTCAAAAAATGCTCATTGTTTCTGCCATTTATCCCTTTGTTAGCAAGTACAACATCAAAGGCAATCTCAAGATTCCGTTTGAAAATATCTTCAACGATGCAGCGTGGACAGCAGAGTCTACACCGGCTGCAACTCCAACGGATTCTACCTCTAGCGTCACATTAACCGCGTATGACCTCATTAAGACCGTCCAAGTCTCTCGCGTGGTAGAACAACTCTCCGTGGATGCTTTTGAGGCATACATTGTAGACAAGCTCTTCAAAAAGCTTATGATCGCCATTGAAAATGCCATCTTGAATGGTACTGGTTCTTCCGGCAAACAACCGTTGGGCATCCTGAATGCCATCACTTGGGTAAGTGGTACAAACCAAATCGTATACGGTAAAACCGGACAAGGGATAACCGGATTAACCTACGATGTCTTCCCGCAAACAAAAGCCAAGCTTCCTGCACCATACCACCCCGGCGCGGTTTGGATCATGAATAGCAATACCCTGTACTCTGGCGTATGTGCCATTAAGGATGCCATTGGACGTCCGATCTTCTTGGAGAATCCGCAGTGGGGATTATCAACCGCACAAGGAGAACAGGTAGATTACGCAAGATCATCTGTAGTCGGCCGCATCCTCGGAAACCAAGTTGTAATGACCCCATACCTTCCAGACGGGGTTATTATCTTTGGCGACCTCGATTTCTACCACTTCAATATGTCGGCTGATATCTTGATCGAGAAGTCCCTTGAGGCCGGATTCTTGAGTAACGATGTATGGTACAAAGGATGGCTCTTGGGCGACGGTAATGTATCGCAGCAAGAGGCATTCGTTGAGGCTATTCCTCACGTTTAATTAAACCATAAGGCTCCTTCTTAACCGAGGGAGCTATTTTATTCCAACAAGAAAGGATAGTGGCACATGGGTACTAACATGGCTCCATTCGACCCATTTCAAGGGGAACTGGTCAGATCAAATGTTCCGGGTAATCATCTTGCCTTGTTATGGAGAGTTGATTATCAAATATCGCCGGTCGCCGCAAATAGTACTGGTGTTTTGGCAAACACAGCACTCACGGCTTTAGCTCAAGTAATTACAACTGGTCTTACAAATCCTATTTATCCGCGAAATGCCGTCATTAAAGGAAACGTTTCTGGCATTACCGGAAACGTTGTCGTTAAGGGCACTGACTTTGTTGGTGCGGTTATAACTGAAACGATTGCATTAAACGGGACTGCAGTTGTCGCCGGGGCCAAAGCATTTGCAACAGTC